GCAATATTCCCATCCATCCATAAGGATTCCGTCGCACTTCCCTTCCATCTCCCCATATCCGGGGCAGCGTGGCGTATTTTTCGCCCACGTCCGATGCCAGTATTCGATTTCGCGCATGTAGTCGCCCATGGTTCCCCTCCTCAAAATAGTGTCAGTTGCCCTTCCGGAACCACCTCAAACAGCCACGTTTCGAACCGTTTTCGCTGTTCCTCCGTTACCTTCGCCCATCTGTCCAGCCCGTTCAGTTCTCGCCATTCCTGCCACTTCCGGCTGATCCATAGCGTATATTCCGTATTGCTCGCCTGTTCCGGATCGGCTCCGGTATACATCAGAAAGGCTCGGAAATATGGTTGCAGTTCATCAACCCCAGATCGGCGGTTCGCACGATTCGGAACCGGACGAAACGTTCTGTACGCCATATTCTCCGTCCCTCCAGATCAACTTCAAAAACACGTCCAGCGGCATCGCCACCAGCCACGGTTTACGGTCGGCCCGAAACGCCACGATGTCCGGGCGCTCCCTTTCATCCTCCAACCAGCCGTAGAGCATTGTGAACCCGCCTTTCCGTCGCTTCACTTCAGCGCGGAGCGTGCCCTTCGGCGTTTCGATCAGCACGTCGTTTTCAAATCCAGCCTGCGCACCGGAGAGCGGTATGCGTTTGCCGCCTACCAGTTCGGCGAATTCGCGTTCCCCGCGCATTCCCTTATCACGGCTTGCTCGTCCCATATTCCTCGACCACCTTCCGCAGTTCGTTCACAACTTCGGAATATCCCAATATCGCACCATCCACAATCGGGACACCTTTCACGCGCTCCAACTTTTCTTTTCGCGTGCGAAAATCGTCGATCACTCGCTCGATCGCCTCAACCGGAATCATGAGCATGCCCCTCTCGCCTCCAAATTTGGCCGCTGTGGCCAGGAAGCATGTCAGGTAATATAAATCATTACCCGGACCCTAAAAGCGCCACAGAGGCGTTTCCTAGCGCCTAGAAACGCGTTTCATTTTGGCAACGTTTTTATACTCGACGACCAGCATCTGCCTTTTGCATCGCACGAACGGGCAGAACACCAGCTCGTTACGAATCTCGACCTTCGCCCACACACAACCGTCACAATGCCCATTCCTCGCCTTAATCCTCATCCTCGACCCCCATTTTCCCGAACACGCCCGTCGGGCGGCGTTTCAGCGCACCACACCGGGCGCGATCCATAATCAGCAACACAACCTCGTCAATGTTCCGTCTGACCGCTTTCGCAATAAATCGGATGTCATACCCTTCTCGCCACATACGTTCGACTTCGGCCACGTCCTGCTCGCGCCAGATGAAGTCCATGTCCTCACACGCGATATACAACACGGCCCCATCACTCCGCCTTTCGTGCTCCCTCCAGCATCTTGAACCGTTGTGCGGCTCCCTCCGCAAGCGCCTTCACGTCTGGCGGCAGAACACCAAATTCGCGGTCATTCTTGAGCTTGTTCTCCCACGCCATGCGCCATTGAGCACGAAGCACGTCAGGCTGTTCGGACAGGCACAGTTCGCGCCACGAGAATCGCTTCACCATTTCCGCCACTTCGGGCGGCAGGCTCGCCATCGCCTTACCCTCGTTGTAGTAGCCAAACCGCCTGATCGCATCGACCACCATCTGCCACGATTCCATCGCGGAAAGATGATGCTCGGTCAGGCTTCGGGCCGACTCCCGGATGTCAGCGATGGTCGGCGGGAACGGGGATCGGCTGATATGCGCCTTGACCGCCGCCTGTCCGATCTCAAAATGCACATCGCCCAGCATGGTCTCCCACAGCAAAACAGTGTCTTCTTCCTTGCCTTCCTCCGGCCAGCCACGGTAATTCACGGAACAAACCCTAATGAGTTTGATGACTTCTTGCCTGTTCATTCGTTTCCGCCTCCCGATAAAGTCTATCGAGAACGCTCACAGTTCGCTCGTATTTCGACTGAGAACGTCCCTGCGGTTGGTTTCCTTTCCGTCTCATTTGCAACACCAGCGTCGGCATCTTCTCGCGCAGTTTCTTCGTCGAAAGGATGTTTGCCTTCCAAAACTCGTCGTTCTGGCACCAGATGATGACCTGCTTAATCTCGTCATAGCTATAGCCGTCCAGCCGGTGTATGCGTTCCATTTCGGCGATCCACTTTTGCGCGTCCTTCTCCGCTTTCGGTATTCGCGCATTTGGATTGTTCTGGAGCATCAGCTTTGCCAGTAGACGGGTCAGAATGGTCGCTTCGTGATCGTCTCCAAACTTCGGTTTCGGTTCAGTTTCAGATTCGGTTTCAGGCGGAGTGTCAACAATACTAATATCCGTAAGGATATTAGTATAAATATTCTTCTTTATATTCTTATTCTTCTTGTTTATATCCACGAACTGTTCCCGCTCGTGTGTATTTACTGTTACCCCTTCATCTTCCGAACCCTGATAAAGTGCCCAATTTACAATGGTTACAAGTGTGTACATACCGTTACCCCTTCCGGGTGTTTGAGTGTTACCCCTTCCGTGGTCAATTTCAATCATTCCAGCCCGCTCTAGCCAGTCCAAAATCTTCTGGATCGTCTTCGGATTCGGTTCCCGGTAAACCCGGCCTTCATACCAACTTACGCCCCTCGCGATCCCCCGCACAGATGTCATATGCTGGCCGGGTCCAACCTCAACGTAACTGCCGTCCGATAACGGTATTTTGGCAGGCGAATAGTTCGCCATATACTTGAGATACTGCCAGACGCGGTGATAAAGGGGCGGCATCATCCATATGTCGCTTTCCAGTTCCTTACGATAGTCTTTGATCCACCCTGACATACCAGCCGCCCCTTTCACGCAATATAAACTGGCTTTCCGGTCACGGCCTGTATCTCGCGCTTGAACCTCTCCGCATCCGCATTCCGATCCGACAAATGGATGAGCCAGATTTCCTGCACATCGCTCAAGTCGTTCGCCCTGAAGAAGTCTTTGACGTTCTCCAGCGAGAAGTGCGCCCGAAGCACCTTCCGGGCCAGCATCTTCGGAACAACACCAGCCGCCACGTTCTCGTCCAGCATATCCCGGGAATAATTGCACTCGATCATGATGTGTGTCAGCCCCCGGAATCGGTATCGGATATAGTAGGTGTCCGTGGCAAACAGCACCTTCTCGCCAGCCGAATTCGCCATCAGAAACCCGAACGGTTCAGCGGCGTTATGCTCCGTCTCGAACGGCATCACATTCCAAGTGCCGATTCTGACCGCCCTGCGTGCCTCCACAGGCCGCAGACGGTGGTGGGTGATCCCCACAGCCTCAATCGTGCCTTTCGAGGCGTACACGTCGATTCCGGCCCGCAGAACATCGTTCAGCGCCATGCAATGATCCTGATGCTCGTGCGTGACCAGACAGGCGGATATATCCGATGTTCGGAAGTCCAGCCGTCGCCGGATTTCCCGGAACGAGATGCCGCACTCCAAAAGAAGGGAAGTGCTACCATCGGTCAGATGGTAGCAGTTCCCCGCACTTCCCGAAGCCAGCGGCCTGATTTCGACCGACATCAAAAGTCCGGCCCCAGCGTCATTTGTTCATCTTCTGCACTACCACTTGCTCCAGAACCACCAGCAAATGAAGCGGATTCTTCTTTCGACTGTGGCGGCTCCTGCGGCGCTGGTTCTTCCGGCTTCGCGCCAGCCAGATCGACCACAACATCATAATCGACATCGACGATCTCCTTGTTCGCGTTCTGGGCGATTTCTTCCATGACCTCGGCTTCCTCGGCGGCATCGTCTGCCCGGTTGATATGATGGAACAACAAGCTTCCATCGTCCGAACTGTTCAGGTACGCCTTGCACGTCCGATTGATGATCGTGCGTTTGGCCATCTCCTGCGGGAACTCCTTATGCGTGCTTCCCTCTTTGTCCGGGTTCTGGCGCGACTTCCGCCATGCGGCCTGAATCTCGTCCCACGTCATGATCTCGGTAAACTCGCTATCGTCAGGAAAGATAATAGTGCAGTACGCGGCTATAATGTTTCCGCCGGAAATGCTTTTCAGCGTTTGGACGTGCTTCGTGACGCGCTTTTTCCCACGCACAATCTCGAACTCGAACTCGTCGCCTTCGTAGACCACCATCGGAAGGATGTCCTTCGCACCAGTCACGCGCTTCGTAACGGCCATCGTGCCGAAGTACGAGCGCTGGAACACCAGTTGGTTGCCGTACACGATGAAGTAGCCTTGCTTTTTGGCCGGGTTCAGCCCCTGCACGACCATATCCAGCAGGGCATTGGCAATGCTGTCCTTCGTGCAGGCTTGAAGTGCCGGGCGCCCGTTCCTATCAACCGTGGATTGCAGGATCAGCCACGCCGACTTAAGCGCATTCTCCGGGCTGAAGTTGGCGGGGAAGTGGATTTCCCCGCGGGTTTGAAACTCCCGAACCTTCACTGCCACCACGTCCACGACATCGCGCTTCACGAGCGCCAATTGGCTTTGAGCCTGTGCTTGTGCTTGACTCATTGATCGTCAGTCCTCCTTAACCGCGTTTCTCTACGCGAAGTTGTTTGTCAGCCGCAGAGACAATCAGGCGGATTTGTTGGCCCGGTGTCTCCAGCGGGCGGGTAACGGATTCGGCGTTGTCAAGGAAAATCGGCGCCGCGATCCCGAAATATTCGGACAGCGTGGCGATGATGTCCAGCCCGACGTTGTGCCGTGCCGCGTTATTGAGGCTGTTGTACGGCACACCATCGACCATAACCTCACACGTTTCCTCCAGACCGCCATTGATCTGTTCCTTGAACAGCTTAAATCGGGCCAATCGGAACTTTGAATTGATCCGGCTCTCCAGCAAGTCCACCTTCGTCCGGGTAAACTCATCCAGTAGGAACAGTTCGCGTTCGAGCCGTTCAAACTCGGCGGCCAACACTTTTTCCTGCTCTTGCAGTTCTGCGATACGCGCATCCTGCTGGCGAATAACGTCAAAGTACGCCCGGCGATTTTCCAGCATCGCTTGCTCATTTCGCAGTTTGGCGATCTCCAGCCGGATGTTATCCAGCTTCGTCGTCGCCTCGGAGCGGAGAGCGGTGACCTGTGCCTTCGCCTCTTGCAGTTCGCCCATCATCGCAACATAGCGCGGATCGGAGACCGTATCGCCCAGCTTGTTTTGCAGTTCCGCCAGCTTCTGGCTCTCCGCCTCCTTCGCGGCGGCCAATTGCTCCAGCTTCTGGTTCAGTTTTGCGACCTCGACCTCCATTTTTTCGATCTCGGAGCTGATGGTCGCAACCTCGGCCTTCGCCGCTTTGCCGCGCTGGTTGATCTGCTCCAACCGCTCTGACTTGCGGCGGTTGAATTCTTCTTCCGCCTTCTGGCGGGCAGACTCCACTTGATCGGCAGGAAGCGGCTGGCCGCAGGCGGCACAGGTATCCGGCAGTTCCGGCGCGACGAATTGCTCGCTGTTCACCCGATGCCATTCCTCACGCAGTTTCGCGGTTTCCTGCCGGTAGGATTCAGCGTTCCGGCGCGAACGGTTGATGCTCGCGTTCAGGGCGAAGACCTCGGATTCGATAGCACGGTATTCTTCGTCGGCTTTCGCCAGCGCCAACCGTTGCTCGTCGATCTTCGCCAGCCATTCGCCCTGTAATTCGGTCTTGAGCCGCACCAGTTCCGTCTCGATCTCGGCAACGCGACGTTCGGTTTCGGCTATCGCACCGCCATTCTGCACAGCGGCCAGTTCTGCTTGTTTCGCGTCGATCTGCGCTCGGATGGTTTCGATCTCCTTCAGCATCGCCTGCTCGTCCAGACCTTCCGTGTCCGGCTTCGAGCGTTCGGCCTCATCAATCCGAACCGGAATCCGCTCCAGCTCGTCGTTGATCTCCTTTCTCCGCGCCAGCACAACCTTACGATGCTGTTCGATGGTGCGGCCGTTCAGGATTCCGGGCAGTTCGGCCAGTTCCGCGCGCGCCGCGATCACATCCACGTCCGAAATGTCTCCGCAGACCTCCAGCAGGATTTTGCGGCGCTCTCCCCATTTCAGCACTTCGTTGAAGTACCGCGGATCAGTCAGCAATCGGAAAAGTTGCTCGTCCGCGATTTCTGAGACGAACTGCTCGTATTCGCCTTTCTTCACAGGAACCCCGTCGATGAAATACTCGGTCGTGTGACCAGTGAACTCCGCCCGGACGGCCCCGCGCTTCTTCGTCCACTTCTCGCGATAGACCTTATGAAGCGTAACAGTCTGTATAATCGTTCCATCTTCGATAGTCAACGTAGCTTCAACCTCATGATCGAGGTTGTGAATCGGAGTTCCGTCGCTGTTCAGTGTCTTGATCTCGAACTCCTTCTTGTTTTCACTGTCCTTGTCGAACAGCAACCAATTCCACCCGTCAAACAGAGTCGTCTTGCCGGTGGCATTATCCCCGAAGACATC